TTAATGATAAGATGAAGTCCCTTGACCTATGTATCGCAAGGTTTGACGATGATACTAAAACGGCCTTCTTGGACCTTTACACAAAGGTTGATCAAGGTGTGATATTAAACGAAGAAACTTCTGAAGAGGTAACAATATAATGACAGATACAATATTACAACAAGATCCTCAAGTGGTTAGCGAATTAGAAAGACGATTTCAAATAATGATGGATAACTTTGATAGTCTGAACCCAATTGAATCAGGTTCTACTGGGAGTGAAATTAAATTTAGGATGATACTTGCTCCTATGGGATATCCGTTTGATGATCCGTACAGCTTTATGGATGAGGAATACCTCAAACCCTGTATGACCAGCGATGAGTTTAGTGGTGTCCTGTATGACTCAGTTTTTGATAGACTGTTTGAGCAGGTACCTAAAACCTATTAAAGTATACAGTGGAGAACATATGAAACAGATTAAACCAGACTACAAATTTAATGAAGGGGTTCTTATTGAAGAGCTCCAACAATATATAGATTCTACCTACGGACAACATTATGGTCAAGGTGGACTACAGTCATCTGAGATTATCGTAGACCGAGGACACGGACAAGGTTTCTTTCATGGAAACATCGACAAGTATAACGGTCGATACGGCAAAAAGGGTGACAGTCCTGCCGAATGGCGTAAAGACATTATCAAGATTATCCATTATGGATTACTTGCACTGTATGAACATGATCGCATGTATGACAATGAATGAAAATAACTCTTTACTTTTGCCAGTAAGTGTGTTATAATATAACTTATGAATAACAGGAGAATATGATGATTATATCAGACGATACCCTAAAGGTATTACAAAACTTTGCTAGTGTTAATCCCAACCTAGTACTTAAACCTGGCCAGAAGGTGAAGACAATTTCAGAGGCCAAAAACATTATGGCTACTGCTGAAATTACTGAGGACTTTCCAGTGGAGTTTGGAGTCTATGACTTAAACGAATTCCTATCAGTGCATGGTCTTATTGAAAATGCGGCAATGACGTTTGACGACAAATCAATGTCTATGTCTAATGGTGATCAGAAGATTACATACTTCTTTGCTGAGACCGAGATTCTAACTCAACCGACTAAAGACATTACAATGCCTAATGCGGAAGTTGCAGTTAATCTCTCACAGAAAGTATTGGATCAAATCAAGAAGGCCGCGGCAGTCTTGGGCCATACTGAACTATCACTAAAGGGTGACAATGGTGTGATTACAGCTAGTGTCTTAGATGTTAAAGACGCCACTGCTAACACCTTTGATATTGTGGTTGACAAAGATAATACGTGCAAAGAAGAATTCAATTTTGTTGTTAATATCCCAAACTTGAAACTACTACCAGGTGACTACTTTGTCTCTATCAGCTCTAAGTTGATTTCAAATTGGCAGAACACAGATTATCCTGTAGAATATTTTATAGCTCTTGAAAGAACAAGCAGCTATGGTGTATAAGTATATGTACACAAACCGAATCTCTCATTATAATGATGGGGATAATAAGGAAGTTGCCGGATTAACCGGGACTTCTAAAATTAGTCTAACTTTGATCAAAGGAGAACAAAATGACTGAACAAGAAAACATGGTAGAAGCAACTGAATCCGAGGCACCTCAACTGTCTCTAAGCGACATCTCAACCTTCGTGCAAATTATCGATATTTGCTCTAAGAGAGGTGGTTTCGAAGGCCCAGAAATGGAAGCAATCGGTTCATTGAGAAACCGGACTGTAGCATTCTTGAATGCCGCGTCTCCCGCAGAAGGTGAAGCACCACAAGGTGATTTGCCGGTTGAAGACGAAGCCTCGGCTGAAGCTTAATCTAACGGGGCCTTCGGGCCCCACCCCTTTTTATTATGGAGTTTATTATGGATCGCAACGAAACCTCTCGCCTTATTGAGGCTCTCAAACTAGGTACTGTTACAGTAACCTTTCAAAAGATTGACTCAGGTGAAGTACGAGTCATGCCATGTACTCTCAACGAAAAACTGTTATTAGCTAACGATCAAAAAACTGAAATTACATCAATTAGTCCAGACAGCGCGCATTTGGCTGTATGGTCTATTGACAAAGACGCTTGGCGATCATTTAGACTCTCTACAGTTACTGGTTGGGAAGTACTATAGATGGATGATTTCTTATGGGTAGAGAAGTACAGACCACAGAAAATTAGTGACACAATTTTACCAAGCGCAATCAAGCAAACTTTTGCAGATGTTGTTAGAGGGGGTGCACTTCACAACATGCTGCTGACCGGAACAGCCGGTACTGGTAAAACGACTATCGCTAAGGCTCTGTGTAACGAACTAGATTTGGACTATCTGTTAATTAACGGATCCGAAGAATCTGGCATTGATACTCTCCGAAATAAGATTAAGAAGTTTGCCTCGTCGGTCTCCCTACAGGGTGGCTATAAAGTAGTGATACTTGACGAGGCTGACTACCTTAATCCCCAATCAACACAACCTGCTTTACGTGGATTCATAGAAGAATTTAGTGCGAACTGTAGGTTTATATTAACGTGTAACTTTAAGAACCGAATCATTGAACCACTACATAGTAGATGTTCTGTGATTGAATTCAATATGTCCAAGAAAGATTCTGGAGCCCTATGCGGTGAAATGCTAAAGCGGATTCAATTCATTCTTGATACCGAAGGTGTATCATACGAGGTTCCTGTAGTTGCAGAACTCATTATGAAACACATGCCGGACTGGCGTAGAGTATTAAACGAGTTGCAAAGATATTCAGTATCTGGTACTATTGATACGGGCATATTGGTTACCCTATCTGATGTATCGGTTAATGAACTGATGCAATCCCTACAACGCAAAGACTTTAAGAAAATGCGCCAATGGGTTGCAGACAATATTGACACTGAACCTGCTGCTGTATTCCGTAAGATATATGACAACATGGCTGATCACGTAGACCCACAAAGTATACCTCAGCTAGTTCTCATTCTTGCAGACTACCAGTATAAGAATGCTTTCGTTGCCGATCACGAGTTGAATATCGTAGCATGCTGTACTGAAATTATGTCGCAGGTGAAGTTCAAGTGAGTAACCCCTTTGATTATGTAAACAGCATTAATGTCACTAAGAAGGATATAATGCCCGATGATATTACCGAGAAGGCTTATCCAGCTTTCATGGTAAATAGGGCATTATCCTACTTTAATGACACTGTGTTATATGCCAACGAGATGAATGTTAACCACCATATAGACAATAAGCTTCAATATCATTTTCTTATAAATATAATTAGGAAGAAGAAAAGGTTCTCCAAGTGGCTGAAACCACGGGAGGTTGATAACCTAGAACTCATTAAAGAATATTATGGATATAGTAATGAAAAGGCTAAATCTGTTTTACAATTATTTAATAATGAACAAATTGAAATATTGAAACAAGGGATTTATAAAGGTGGAAAACGAAAATATTGAAATCAAAAACTGGGTTCCAGCTGACATGTTGGAGATCACACTCAATGAGCCAGATGACTTTTTAAAGATTAGGGAAACTTTAACCCGAATCGGAGTTGCCTCGCGCAAAGACCAAAAGTTGTACCAATCGTGTCATATTCTGCACAAGCAGGGCAGATACTTTATCGTACACTTTAAAGAACTATTCTTGCTAGATGGAAAACCATCTAACTTGATAGCTAATGACCTAGAACGTAGAAACACCATTACTACTTTACTAGCTGACTGGGGACTAGTTACTATACTAAAACCAGCAACAGTAGAGGGTCTTGCCCCATTGCGGCAGATAAAGGTCATCCCATTTAAAGAGAAATCACAATGGGAGCTGTGTCCTAAATATAATATAGGCAACAGTAATGTAGAAAAGAATACTTGACACTTGGAAATCATTTCCTAAAATGTGTCTAAACTAACAACGAAGGTTGTATAAATAGATGTGGTTGCTGAATTATCGGGACCACATTTAACTTGCTTAAACATAAGGAGAAAGCTATGGTAAGAAATACTATGAACGTGCCTCGTTCTTTATTCATTGGGTTTGAACCCATATTAAACGAACTTGAGAGAATCCACAAAGCTGGAAGATCACAAGATAACTACCCACCACACAATGTAGTGAAGGTCGATGATGAAAATTTCATTATTGAACTTGCGGTCGCTGGCTTCTCACAGGAAGACATTTCCATTGAGGTGAAAGATGGTATTCTTTTAGTAAAAGGTTCAAAAGAAAATGATACTAGACTGTATGCACATAAGGGTATATCATCCCGCAAATTTGAGAAGTCCTTCCGACTCTCAGAATTTGTTGTTATTGACGGTGCTGATCTTGTGAACGGAATACTCGTGGTTAATGCCAGAGTTGAAGTTCCAGAAGAGAGGCGTCCTAGGGAGATCAAAATAGGGTCTGCTGGGGCATCAAAGAAGAAGGAGTTCTTGCAAGAGTAACTCCGGTAAGCAGCGAAACTTGGTAGATAATTTAATTAAATTACTACTGGAGCACAACATGAAACATATTATTCGATATATGAATAAGTATGAAGACGTTGCCGAGGCCTTAAAGAATTGCACACTATGTCTATTAACAGCTACAATCATATTAGGATTGGCGCCATTAATTATGATATTACACGTGTCTAACTTTTAAGTCCAAACTGACAAAAATCATGCGGGGGACGTCAAAACTCCCCCAACCTCATACACATGTTAGTACATAAAAGTGTCAATTTAATACACTTTGTTAACAAATCCCTTTACTTTCCCGCCATAATGTGATATAATATACATATATTAAACAGGTGATACTTCGTTATGAAATTCTATACAAACGTGACTCGGTACGGCAATCAACTGCTCTATCGTGGATATGAAAACGGCCATAAGAAACAAGAGAAAATCAAATACAAACCAACTCTGTTCGTAAATACTCCCAAACCTACAGACTGGAAATCACTAGATGGTTCTCCAGTTGCTCCTATCCAAATGGATTCAATGCGTGATGCCAAAGAATGGATTAATGCTAATAAGTCTACAGCAGGTAGACACATCTACGGCAATGACCGATACATACCAGCATTCATTAATGATGAATTCCCAGGAACTATTGAATTCGACCGTAATAAAATTAACGTAACCTCATTTGACATCGAGGTAGCCTCAGACGAGGGGTTTCCACAACCAGATGTTGCTGATTACCCAGTAATATCCATCGCAATGAAGAACAACATTGACAACATATATTATGTCTGGGGTCTTAATGACTATGATGTATCGGAAGCATTAATGAAAGACCACGTTGTGATCTATAAGAAGTGCGCATCAGAGTCAGAACTACTCTCTCAGTTTATCTTGCACTGGTCTCACCCCGCTCATTGCCCAGACATTATTACCGGCTGGAATATCAGATTCTTTGATGTGCCATATCTAGTCAACCGTACGCTTAAAATCCTCGGCGAAGACATGGTTAAAAAGTACTCTCCGTGGGGATTGGTTGACAGATATGATGTCAAGATGATGGGTAGAGAACAGGTCACATACGACCTCAAGGGTATCTCAACCATTGATTACTTAGAACTATTCCAGAAGTTTGGATACTCTTATGGTACCCAAGAATCCTATAGACTGGATCACATTGCTACTGTGGTACTCGGCGAGAAGAAACTATCATATGCTGAACACGGTTCTCTGCATACCTTATATAAGTTTGATCACCAGAAATTCATTGACTATAACATTAAAGACGTAGAGCTAATAGAACGGCTGGAAGACAAGATGGGTCTTATCACATTGTGTCTCACTATGGCGTATCAGGGTGGTGTGAACTACTCAGATACATTCGGAGTAACATCTATCTGGGAATCAATCATCCACAGATACTTGTATGCAAATAAGACTGCCATTCCATTCTATGAGAACAAGATCAAGTCTGATTATCCTGGTGGTTATGTGAAAGATCCCATGATTGGTCTACATGAACACGTAGTATCATTCGACCTTAACTCACTATATCCTTCATTGATCATGCAGTATAATATGTCGACCGAGACTATTGCCGACGGCGAAGTCATGAACATAGACATTGAGAAACTGTTAAGTGGTTACAAGTTTGACAACCCAGGCAAAGCTATCGGTGGCAATGGCCAGATGTTTAGAACCGATAAGAAAGGTTTCATGCCAACTCTTGTAGATGGTATGTACAGTGAACGTGTTGAAATCAAACAAGAGATGATTCAAGCACAGAAAGAACTGCAGAAGGTTAATAAGAAAGACAAACAGGCTCTGTATGACATTGAAAAACGAATTAACATTGCAGAGAACAGACAGATGGCAATCAAGATTCTACTAAACAGTTTGTATGGCGCTATGGGTAACAAGTACTTTCGATTCTTTGACCAGAGAATTGCAGAGGCTATTACACTCTCAGGTCAGTTGACTATTCGTTGGGCAGAAGTTGCCATTAACAAATATATGCAGTCTATTCTTAAAACCAAGAAGGACTATGTTATTGCAATTGACACCGATTCGCTCTATGTGAATATGGATGACTTGGTTCAGGCTGTAAACCCTTCTAACCCTATTGACTTCCTAGATACGGTTGCCTCGGAGAAGCTGGAACCGGTACTCGCAGAATCTTATGATCACCTCTACAAGATGATGGGTGGTATCCAGAACCGAATGGTTATGAAACGAGAAGTGATTGCCGATCGTGGTATCTGGACTGCTAAGAAACGGTACATACTTAATGTGTTTGACAATGAGGGTGTAAGATACTCTGAACCTAAACTAAAAATCATGGGCATTGAGGCTATTAAGTCCTCTACGCCGGAACCATGTCGTGATGCTCTAAAGGAAATCTTTAAAGTGATTATGGTATCCGATGAGGCGACAGTACAGAAGTCAATTAAACAATTCAAACAATACTTCTGCTCACTTCCTGCTGATAGAATTGCCTTCCCCCGCGGTGCATCAAAGGTACGTGAATATAAAGATTCCGCTACTATCTACAAAAAAGGTACTCCAATTCATGTTCGTGCAGCCTTGTTACATAACAAACTATTGGAGAATTATAGTTTAACTAGAAAGTATGAACTCATTAAGAATGGCGAGAAGATCAAATTTATATACCTCAAGCAACCGAATAGTCTCAAGGAGAATGTAATTGGATTCACCCAGTACTTACCCGAAGAATTTAAACTGGCTAAATACATAGACTACGAATTACAATTTGAGAAAACCTTTTTGGGTCCAATTGAACCCATACTGAAATCAATTGGGTGGTCTTCTGAACAGCAGTCCTCATTGGAAAGTTTTTTCGGATAACACTTTACATTTGCCACAAAGTGTGGTATAATATACGCATCAACAGGAGAAAGTAATGAAGTTAGTTAGATTGTCATCAGGTGAAGAAATCATCGGAAACGTGAAAAAAAATAAAGATAATAGTGTTACTATTACAAATGGATACAGCCTCATCCCAGCGGGTGAAGGTAAGATCGGGTTCATGCCCTTCATGGCATATACTGAAGCCGCGAATGGTATTACAATTGCAGAAAGGTTCATTCTATTTATGGTAGAACCCAATTCTCAACTTGCAGAACAAATCAAGCAGATGGACTCTAAAATTGTAGTACCACCACAGGGAATTATTACAGGGGTTTAATATGCAACCAAAATATCCTATCTACATCATATCTAAAGGTCGTGCAGATTCTAGGCTTACAGTCAAGACTCTGGACGACATGGGTGCTATGTATAGGGTAGTTATTGAGAAATCTGAATATGATGCTTATGCTGCAGTAATCGATCCTAGCAGACTTCTTGTACTACCTGACGACTTTAGAAACAACCCACAATGGGCCCATCGGTGTGAAGTTACTGGACTGCTAGGTGGTTCCATCCCTGTACGAAACTGGGTATGGGAACACTCTATTAATGAAGGTCACAAACGCCATTGGATTCTGGATGATAATATCCTTAATTTCTATAGGTTACATAACAATAGAAAGACCAAGATGACCACACCTACATGCTTTAGAACATGCGAAGATTTTACTGATAGGTATACCGATGTTAAAATGTCTGGTATGAACTATGCGTTCTTCTGTCCCGCCTTTACCAAACGTCCACCATACTATCACAATACTAGAGTATATTCGTGCATCTTGCTGTCCAATGACATATAT